CTTTAGGTAATATAGATTTCTATTTATATTCTAAGAATATGATTATGAGAATGAATCCTTCTCTTTGTGAACAAAATCATCTTAGTATATTTAAAAGAGAATTAAGTAAATTGACACCTGTAATGAATTTTGAAGATGATGAAGCGTTAGATAATGCCATTCAGAGACAAGATATCAAAGATGTTGTATCTAAAGATTTAAATGATAAATTAGGATTTACTGGAGTAAATACATTACCCATTGATGATCCAAATAATCCTTTAGTTGACCCGGATCAATTTATTGATGATGAAACTGAAAGAGATGATAATGACGATATTAAGATGATCGTTAATCAAAAAATTGATTCTGAGTTAGATAAAATTCAGGAAGAAGAACCTGAATTAGATCCTGAAAAAATCGAACTCAAATTACATCGTAAATTGGATGAAGATGAAGAATTACTCAGCACAATGCACGATTTAATAAGAGAGAAAAAAACAGGCAAATCTACAGCCTCTATTAAACGAGATCAAGAATTAAGAGAAAAACAAAAAAAGATCAAAGTAAATAATAGAACTGTGGATGATTATATAAATGATAAAAGTATATCATCTATTAAATTATCTTCAAATGATGTATCTAAAAAAGTTACAACTACCAATTCTAATGTTACTAATGTTAGATTTACTAACTTTGAAAAGGAATATAATGATAATGTAATGCAACACGATACGATGAATGTATTAGCAGCATTAAATGATAAATCTATTCCTGTATATATTAAAGATATTAAAATTGAAGATAGTAGTGATGAATTAAATTATAAAGATACTTATAAAGTAGTATTAGAAGATGAAAATAGAATTAGACATAACTTAACTTTTGATGTACCTAAATTTGTTGATGATAAGTTCTTATATTTAAATGGTAGTAAGAAAATTATTACTAAGCAGTTATTTATGAAACCTATCGTAAAAACTGGTGAATCTGAAGTACAGGTTTGTTCGAATTACAATAAAATTTTCATCCGTCGACATGGTGTCAACATGTCACCCAAAATTGAAAAATTTAAAAAAGCTATCGCTTCCAATGTACTAGGAATCAAGGTACAAAATGGTGATGCTTCAAAGATAAACAATAATTACAAAACTACATTAGAGTATGATGAACTTTCAAAAAGTTATATTTCCGTTAAATGTAGTAAAGCTGAATTTATATTTGATCAGAATATAGTTCAGAGTAGATTAAGAAAGCCATTAACTAATGATCAGATGTGTGTAGGTTTTTATAGTAATAATGAACCTATTATTTTAACATATGAAGATGAAAAGATTAATGGTGTAGAATTTATTGATTTTATTGTCCAAACTTGTGGACCTAAATTACAAGAAATTTATGATGATGTAAATGTTAGCACTAAGAAATATATTTTCTCTAGAGCTACAATCATGGCTAAAGATGTACCTTTAGTTTTACTTTTAGGTTACTGTGAAGGCTTAACAACTGTTATGAAAAAAGGTAATATTAATCATTACTTCACAGATAAGAGACCTAAATTAACTGATAAACAAAATAGTATTCAGTTTGAAGATGGATATTTAGTATTTGATATGTATCCATTAGAAAATTCATTATTAATGAGTGGATTACAAATAATTCCTACTAAATCTTTTAAATATGAAGAATTAGATAGTAAAGATATTTATCTTGAATTATTTGACGCTATGTATCATGCTAGAAATCTTTCTAATGCATTTGATTCTTTCTATGAATTTATGATTGATCCTATCACTAAAGAAGTATTAAATGATTTGGATTATCCTACAGATTTTGTATCTGTATTACTTTTTGCTAATGCTTTATTAGCAGATAACTCTTATATCATTGAAAATAATATGAATCTTTACAGAGTAAGATCTAATGAAATCATTAATGCTATTATTCATAGAGAATTAGCAGATGCTTATGCTGCTTATAGAGTAACTGCAAATGCAAAGAATCCTACAAAGATTTCTATCCCTAAAGATGCAATTATTAAGAAAATTCTTATGACAAATACTGTTGAAGAATTTTCTACCCTTAATCCTATATATGAATCTGAAAAATTACGTACTATTTCTACAAAAGGTGTAAATGGTATGAATTTGGATAGAGCATATACATTAGACAAACGTTCTTATGATCCTACAATGATGGGTATTATAGGAATGTCATCGTCACCTAAAAGCAATTGGGTGAGTAATATAGTAATATATTACATGAATCTCTCTTAATTTCTGGGAAATCTATTTATAGATAATCAGAAGCCAAGACCAATTATATATTGGTAAGGTTCAACGACTAAAGTATTTAAATGAATACTAATGGAGAGCTCCTTTAATAAAGGATGAAGATATAGTCTAAACTATATAGTAATATATAGAAGCTATTAAATTAGCTATATAGAATTAATACTTCTATATGAATATAATTGGATGCAAATGTTGGTGTTGCTAGAAAATTAGCTTTAGAGCCTAATATTAAAGGTCCTAGAGGATATTTAGATATCAATGATGATAATTCTAAATTAAGCGATGCTAACTTATTTACTGCCGCTGAAATGTTAACGCCTATGGGTAATACTCATGATGAAAGTATTAGACTTGCGATGGCGTCAAAACAGAGCGGCCACATCATTCCTGTTGAAAAATCATCACCGGTTTTAATTTCTAATGGTGTAGAACAAACTATTCAATATAGTTTATCTAAAGATTTCATTGTTACTGCTGAAGATGATGGTGAAGTTGTAGAATTAGATGATAAAACTGGTCTTATGATTGTTAAGTATAAAAATGGTAAATCACAAGCTATTGATATTAAACCTAGAGTTGTTAAAAACTCTTCTTCAGGTTTCTATATTTCTAATAAATTAGATACTAATTATAAGCTTGGTGATAAAGTTAAGAAAAATGATATCTTAGCTTATGAAAATAAATTCTTTACTCAAGATGGTCATAATGGTAATAGATTTAATATCGGATCATTACAAAAAATTGCCATTATGTCAGCATATTCTACTTATGAGGATAGTACATTTATCACTCATAAAATGTCAAAAGAAATGTCTTCTGAGATAGTTATGATGAAAGATGTTATTATTGGTAAAAATGCTAATGTTGATCATATGGTCAATATCGGTGATCAAGTCCATGTTGGTGATATCTTAGTATCTTTTGAAACTTCTTATGAAGATGATCAATTAAATAAATTCTTAGCCTCTGTTGGTGATGAATTAAAAGAAGAAATTAAATCTCTTGGAAAAGTTCCTATTAAATCTAAATATAGTGGTGTAATTGAAGATATTAAAATCTATAGTTCAGTGGACTTAAAAGATTTGTCTCCTAGTTTACAAAAAATTGTAAAAGCCTATTATGATAAAATCAATAAGAAGAAAAAACTTATTGAGAAATATGATAAGAGTGATGGTATCATTAAAGCAGGTATGTTATTTAATGAACCTACCGGTAAAATCCTTCCTACTGCTGATGGTAAGTTAAAAGGTAAAGAAGTATTTGATGGAGTATTAATTGAATTTTATATTAAGTATCACGATTCTATGGGCGTTGGCGACAAGCTCACTTTTTACAGTGCATTAAAGTCGATTGTCGGTGAAGTTATTGAAGAAGGTTATGAACCTTATTCTGAATTTAGACCTGATGAAGAGATTTCAGCCTTTGTAGGTCCTTCTGCAGTTTTACAACGTATGGTTCCTTCAATTATCTTTACTATGTTTGGTAATAAAGTTCTTATTGAATTAAAACGTAAATTACAAGAGATTTATGAAAAATAAAATAAAAAATAAATATATATTATTTATACAGTAGATATAATAGATTATTCATTTTATATAAGGAAGAATCTTATTAGATTTTATATATTATGAATTGATAAAGGAATGCTGTAGTAAAAAGTTATTATAGTATTAACTTTATTATAAAAGATCTATTGTATAAATGAGTTGATATTAAGAGTTAATGTTAATCTTAATCTGTAAGGAGTTTATTTATGAAAACGAAGAAGTATGATCCGAATAATTTTGTCATCGATTATGTATTTGCTCGAATTGACAAAGCATATAAAAAGTTAGCAAAGAAACAGGATAAAGAAGCACAAGAAATTATCGATGGTATCTTTGCAACGAATGATGAAGAAACCACTAATACAAAAACACAGCCTGAACTTAATAATAATTCAGATTGTTATATTGACAAGAATGGATGTTATACGATTATTATTAACGCATAACATTTATTATAAAAATCTTATTTATAGAGGAGAATTACAACTATGAAAACTTTTGATGAAGTATTTAATGAAATTAAGAGCAACGTTTCTGTATCTAAGAGCGGTAAGGTTAAGAAGACTTTCAGCCGTACTGACTTTGATACCCTGCTGAAGGCTATGGTTAATGAGCCTGAGTATACTACTGAGTATTGCGGTACTAAGGGTGGTGAGATGGTTAAGAAGTCTGTCCAGCCTGTTAAGATGTTCCGTGAATCTCTGAAGCGTGTACTGGTTAACTTTGGTGTTGACTCTCATGATGCTGAGAAGATTGTCACTGAGTATAAGTTTACTAATGTAGATGGTTGGTATGAGCTGATGTCTGAAATCATCTACCGTTATATGGAAGCAGACAAGAAGTTTGATTTCCCCACTCGTGAGGATTTCAAGGGTTCTGTTTCTGTGAAGAATGTTGAGAAGTCTGTTGGTACTTATAGTACTATTAAGAAGAAGGGCGACAATACTCCTTCTGAGACTTTCAAGATCGAGACTAAATCTCATAAGATCCTGGAGAAGAAGTCTAAGGCACCTGCATGGCTGAAGAAGAAGTTTAAGTAATTAATAAAATCCCAATACTGGAATTCCAGTATTGGGATTATTTTTTTATTTTTTTCTTTATACGGGTATTTTTTAATGTGAAAACATTACATTAAATATGAATTCGGTATATTAATCTTAATCATACCATTACATCCTTTTTGAAAGGAGGATAATATAATGGCTGATAGACCTAGAAATAAAAAAGGACAATATACTACAAATAATGGAGCATGGTTTAAGAATGCTGCTAAATCTTTAGGATATGCTGGATTAGATTTATTAAAAGAAACTATGCCAGCAATTACAGAAACTATTGATATTAATAAAGAATTTGTAGTTGATATTGCAAATACTTTAAGAACTAGTAGAAGTAAAAATAATGGTAAGTTTAATATTAAACAACATCTTCAAGGTAAAGCATTGGATAACTGGAATGATGCTGAAGAATATCTGAGAAATGCAGTAACTGACTTAAAAAGTGGTCAGTTTTATAATAAAGAACGTATTCAACATACTGCAGATGAGTTCGGTCTTGATGATTTTGACTTCGATTTTGGTGATGACTTTGATGTATCATCAGATTTAGACGATTCTAATTTTGAAGATAATTCTGTAAAAGTTGTTGTTCCTAATGTTAATATTACTAGTAATATTAATAAAGATAATCCTATGGTTAAAGCTGTTCAGCAACAGAGTAAGTTATTAATTGATGCTGAAAATGCTTCAGTTAAGAGACAAATTACTATTGCTGAAACACAAATGAAATTAGATAAAGATCTTACAGGAGTTTTATACGGTGGTATAGAAACTGTAAATACAAATTTAACTAATCTTATTACTTTTAACAATGAGCATGTTGGTGGATATATTGGTGCATCTTTAAAATATTATGAAGAAAGTATTAAATATATGGCAGATATATCTAATACTCTTAAAATAATTAGTGGTGCAGTTGAAAGACCTAGTGAACCTGAAAATGTTCATCCGTTAGAGGAAATCACTACCTATAATGGTGCTTTAAATCTTTCAGGATATAAAAATGTTGTTAAACGACAGTTTAGAAATGCAATTGATGAAGATATGTTATTAGGATCTATTATGTCTATGCTTGAAAGTGATGGTATAAAAGCATTGGCACAATCTCCTTTAACATTTATTCCTCAAATGATATTAACCAAAATGGTTCCTGATTTCTTAACAAAAACATTTAAAGGTTTTGATGAATCTTTTAAAGCATTCATACCTGCGTTATTAAATAAGATGGGGTCATGGGCAGATGAAGCTAGTGATGATTTAATGTCTGCCTTTAAAGGATTCATTGGTAGTGTTTTAGGTATTAAAAATGTTGGTAAAACTGAAATAAATCCTGCAATGTATGAAAAGGGAGTAGTTCCTTTTGATGGAATTACTAGAAAATCTATTGTAGAAGTAATTCCAGGATATTTGAGTAAGATTTTATCAGCTTTAACTGGTAAAGATGAATTACTTTTTGATAGTGACCAGGGTAAATTTATATCCAAATCACAACTTAAGAATGAATATAATAAGCAAGTTAAACGTGCTGCTGTATCATCATTTGACGCTGCTGATGAATTAAAAAGTAGAGTTAAGGCATATGGATTAGAAACTGATGAAGAAGATAAAGTAAAAGAACACATTGATGATTTATTAGTAGCATTATCTAAACGGAAAAAATCTTTTAATCCTCATAAAATAGGTACTAATGATGATTTGGAAGAAATTTTAGGTGATAAAGTTTCACCTAATGAATTAAATGTCATACGTTCTTTAATTTTATCATTAGACCGTTCTCAAATAGAAAATTTAGCTGGTGCAGGACATATTAATGCCAGACGAAATGTTACTAAGTTATTAGAGAATTATGAAAAAACTGGTAATATGGTCGGTATGGCTCAAGTTAATGGGTTATATGATAATGATGCTGATTATTTAAGTAATAATCCATTACTTAAAGCTACAAAAATATATCCTAATCAAGGATCTAATGAATCAAAAATGGTTGGATCTATTTTTACTCCTACTGATGAATTTGGTAAAAATAGCCTTAACTATTTACGTGATATTTATAAAGCATTAATACAAGGTATTGGTGTATGGTTTGTAGATCCTATTGAAGGAAGATTAGCTGGTTTAGAAAAATATGAAAATGAAAATAATGCTACTATTTCTAAATATGATGGTTATAATCCAAGAACTATTACAAATTTAACACCTGAAGAAATAACTAAACGAGAAGAACAAGGTATAAAGAACTTTAAAGATGTCCATAATATTACAGGTGAAACTGAAGAGCAAGTTGAAATCATCCGTAACTATGTAAATAAACGTGAAGGTAATCTTACTACAGATCAGAAAAAACCTAGTCATCTTAGTAAGTTAATTAAATATATTTTTGGTACTAATGAAGAAAAACAACAGGTTGTTGAAGATACTGTTGGTGGATGGAAAACAAGTCTTAAAAATGCATTTACAGCTGTAGATGAATCTATGTATAAACTTATTTTTGGTACAAATTCTGTTGGATATGAGAATAATACTAAAAAAGGTTTATTATCAGCTATGACAAATAACTTTAAAATTTGGTTATTTGGTGAAAAAGATGTAGAAGGCAATTCCATTGGCGGTATTTTTAATAAATTTAATTCTTTCTTAGTTGAAAAAATCTATAATCCCATTAAAGAAGCTTTCATTGGTAAGGATGGTATTATTACCAAATTTAAGCAATCTGAAATGTATAAAAAGATTATCCAAGGTGCTAAGACTACACGTGATAAATTATTTGGTAAAGTTGGAGAAGATGGCACTCGTTCTGGTGGTAGATTCTCGGATATGTATAATAAAACTACTACTTATTTTAGAGGAACTAAATTATCTGACTTTAGATATAATGAAGCTACTGGTTATTATATTGATAATAAGACTGATGAAGTTATTACTGATCCTAGTATTATTAGACAACTTGAAAGACGTAATAAAAATGGTAAATGGGATAAGAATGTTAAAGCTGGTAGACGTGTCGCTGGTGTTTTCGGTGAAGTAGGTAATTTCTTTGATGATTTTAAATTAAATCTCAAAGAATGGTTATTTGGTTCTGATACTGAAAAGACCAAAGAAGATGCTAAGGGATTATTATCTGATGTAGGTAAATACTTTAAAGAAGGTTTACAAGGATTTACTGATTTATTATTTGGTCAGCATTTTGATAAAGAAAAGAATGCTGTCGTTTCTAATAAAACTGTAGATACTTTAATTGGAGAAATAAAAGAAAAATCACCTAAAGCAATAGCTGGTGGTATTGTTGGTGGTGGTATTGGATTATTAGCTGGTGCTGGTGGATTCGGTATTTTAGGTTCTTTATTTTTAGGACCTATGTCTGGTGTTGTTATCGGTACTGCTACAGGATTCTTATCTCAGTCTGATAAATTTAAAGATTGGTTATTCGGTAAGACTGATGAAAAAACTGGAGAAAGACTCGGTGGATTTATTAGTAAATCTACACAGGAATTCTTCAAGAAACATAAAGGTGCCATGATTGGTGGTGCCGCTTTAGGAATGTTAAAGGGAATTACCGGTATTGGTATTTTACCTTCTTTCATTTTAGGTGGTCCTCTTACTGGTGCTTTATTTGGATTAGGTACATCTTTACTTACTAGATCTGAAGCTTTCCAAAATATGATTTTTGGTAAAGATAATGGTGACGGTACTCACACTGATGGATTAGTAAATAAAGTTACTGGTAAATTAAATAATGATAGTATTAAAAAGAAATTAGGATTTGGTGCTGCTGGTGCTGGTTTAGGTGCTATTTTAGGTGGTACTTTAAGTTCTTTTGGTATATTAGGTAGTATTGCATTTGGTCCTTTATCAGGTGCATTATTAGGTGCAGCTGCAGGTATTACTATGGCTGCAAGTAAATGGTCAGATACTATTTTCGGATCATTCGATAAGGATGGTAATCGAAAAGAACAGAGTATTCTGACTAAAATGATGAATGCTGTTACATTAAATATTTTAGAACCTGCTAAGATTCAGGTTATGGAATGGTCTTATAATGTACAGGATTGGTTTGCTGAACATATTGCAGAACCTTTTATTGATTCTGTGGAACCTTTAAAAGAAGAAATCAAAAGATTAAAGGATAGAATTGTCGGTTTTGCAAAAGATGTTTTAGATAAATTACATATTACAGATTTATTTGAAGATATTGCCGATGGAGTTAAGAGTGGATTTAATAAAGTTGTTAGTTTAGTAGGAGATGTTGGTAAAGCTGCATTTAATACCATTACTAAATTTACTGGATTTGTCTTGTCTTCTCCAGTTAAGTTAATTCATTTTATTGCTGATAAAATCATCATGCCTAAACATATGCGTGAAGGTATTGAGAAAGTTAGAGAGCAAATTATTGATAATATCAAATCTTCTAAATTTGTACAGACTATAAATGATAAAGTTATTGAACCTTTCAGAGGTTCTATTATGGATATTACAGATTTTGCTAAAGATAAAATTAAAAAATTATTTGGTGGAATCTGGTCAGGAATAAAATTACTTGGTAAAGGTATACTTGGTGCTGTAACTTTACCTTTTAAAGGTATCGGTTTAATAACTAAAGGCTTTAAAGGTTTATCTGATAAAGCAGACGGTATTCGTGATACTGATAGACTGAATAATATTATGGGTGAAGATGGTAAAAATCGTGGATTTTTACAGTCTGTTGGTGATTTAGTCAGTTTAGCTAATCCTTTTAGTTCTTTAAGATCTGCCGCAAAGCATAGTAATGATGGTGCTGCTTATCAGGATGATAGAGTTGCAGCTAGAGAACAACGTAAAGCTGAAAGAGAAGCTAAGCGTAAAGAACACCAAGAAAGAATTAAAAAATTACGTGATGATTTAGATGGTCGTAGAGAAAGAGCGAAAGCTTTTGGTTATAATACTGATGGTTCTGATTCTGATATTGATGTTGATAAATTAATCGATAAGGATCTGAAACGTAAGTATGGTAGAGATTATAAAAATATGTCTGCCAAGGATAAAGACCAATTTAAAGAAACTAAAGCAGTTAATAAAACCATTTTCAATATTAGTGATTTCCTCCATGATATTCTCGATATTTTAAGAGGTAAAGGTGGAGGTGTAAAAGTTGACGATCCTGAAAAAACTAACAATAATAATACTTCTACAGATAGTGATAAATCTAATAATGAATCTGCTACTGTAAATATTAATCCTGATGGAACTACAAATGATCCTGAAGGTTCTGATAATAATGATCCTAATAAGAAGCAATCTAAAAAAGAAAAAAGAAAAGCTGAACGTGAAAGATTAAAAGGAAAAAGTTGGACACGTTCTGTAGGTAAATGGTTTAAAAATAAATTCAATAAATATAATACTACTGGTGAAAGCGAAGCTGAAGATAAAGAACAACGTGAAGACGATCAACCTTCTATGAGTGATATGTTACACGGTACTTCTAATAATACTGCTTCATCAGATGAAAATAATACTTTAATTCCTTATGGTGGAACTAAGAATGGTGAATTTAAACGTACTGTATTAGATTACCATACTACTGGTGAAACTGAAGCTGAAGATAAAAAACAGCGTAAAGAGGAAGAAGATAAAAAGAACCAATTAAGTATATTAGATAAAATGAGGAATTTATTACAGATTGGTAATGAAGACAGAAAAGAACACAGTTCTGTATGGTCTTCTATTTTTAGTAAAAAAGGTTTAATTACTGGTGGTTTATTATTGTTAATTCCTCTATTAATGAACTTTATTAAGAAACTTCCTCAATCTGTTAAAGATTTATTTGCATCATTATTTGGTGGTGGTACTTCCAATAATGAACATGGTGCAGATTATGAACCTAAAGAAGGAGAAAGCACAGGTTCTATAATAGTAAATAAAGCCAAAGAAATATTAGGTCTTCAAGATACTAATGGTGATAGAACTGATGCCACTAGTGATATTCAAGTAAATAGTGATGCTGTTGAAGCTGCTACTGTTGGTGGTATACGTATTGGTGCCAGTGCTATAAATGCTGGTAAAACTGCTATTAATTCTACTAAGTCTATAATAGGTACAACAAAAGCTGTTGGTAGTTTAATTACAGGTAAAGCTGGTAATTTTGAGGACAGGTCAGTTAAAGGTGTTATAAAAACTTTAACAGGTAAAGGTAATGATGCTACCGACTATAAAGCTAAATATTTAGCAAATGATGATAATTTAAGTATTATTAAACGATTTGCTAATTTCTTAGATGAAGCTGTGGAAGCAATTGCTAATGCTTTAAAGAAGAAATTCCCAAAAATTGCAAGTAATACTGTTGTGAATACTATCGGTAAAGCATTTAAAACGATAGTAAAAACTCCATCTAAACTTCTTAATTGGGTAGATGATATAGCTAAAGGTTTTGGTAAAGCTGCAGCAGTTATTACTTCAGGACATACATTAGATTTAGTTTTAGGTGGATATGGTGTTGTAAGTGGTTTCACTGCAACTGAAACTGCAAATCTGTTCAATGTCTCACAAAAAGATGTAAACCCCACTATGAGAGCTGCATCTTCTATACTTAAAGGTATATTAAATCTTGGCTGGGGATGGGCTATTCAGTTAGGATCTGATATATCTGTAGCATTAGGTGGTCCTGATATTGTTAAAATGTTAGCAACCTTATTATACACACTACTTAGTGGTGCTGATGCAGATAAAGCTAGTACGTTATTAAAAGCTCAACAGAGTTTTGATACTGAATATGCTGAATATATTAAAACTCAGGAATATCTTAAAGGTAATGCTGAGTTAATGATCGGTACTGATGGTAAAACTGAAATTATTATCAATGATGAATCTAAAATTAAAGAATCTAAAGATTCTTATAATGATAGAACTAATGAAACTGTACTTAGTAAGATTTTTGGTGGACTTGGTTCTGCTTTGGATAGTACTAAGAAATTCTTTGTCGGTCAAATTGGTAATGATGATGAATATAAAAAAACTAAAACTCAATTAGAACAATTAGAGGAATTAGTTAAAGAGGGTGCTGTTGATAAAAATAGTGAACTCTATAAAACTACCAAGAAAGATCTTGAAGATGCTTTAAAGAAATATGAAACCAAAAATGGTTTATTCAAAAATAATACTAAAACTACTAAATCTACTAAATCTACTCCTATTGTTAATTATGTTAATACATCCAATATTACTAGTCCAACTAAAGTGACTAATACATCTAAAGAAACTTCTGCATATTGGTCTACTGTAGGAAATAAAACAATACCTGTTGGAGGTGTTGGCGGATCAATTGAAGAGTTAGACACTAATGTTAATCTTAATAATAAATCAGATACAACTAAAGAAAATGATATTATGTCACCATTGTTATCATCTTTTAAATCATATAAAGATGTCATAAAAAATTTACAAAATTATATTAAAACTACTGTAGTACCATCTACTGATAAATTATTAAAAAATGATATTAATATAACTAGTACTAAAGTTAATAGTAGTGATGAGCTAGGTTCTGTAAAAGAAAGTATTTTCCACGGCGCAAAAATGTTAGCAATACCTATTTATGCACCAGTTAAAACTGCTAAACTTGTATATGAAAAAATAAATGATATGTTAAAAGGTACTAACGACATACCATTATTTATTGATAAAGTTACCAATATATCCAGTTTAACAAAATATAATTATTGGACAAATGGTAAACCTTCCGGTACTGGTATTGCCAATACTTTTAAGAAAGTTATATTCCAAATTGGTAGAACTCTATTAAGCCCATTATTCTTCTTAGATGAAACTCTTGAAAAAGTTTCAAACAAAGCAAATAGTAATAAAACAAATTCATTAACCTTAAGCTCTACAACCTCAACTAGTAATACATCTAAAGATACTTCTGCATATTGGTCTTCCGTTGGTGGAGGACTTGGAGGTTCTGTGGGTCCTGGTATTGGTGGTGCTGAAGAATATGATATGCTTAATTCTTATTCTGTAAGTAGTCGATATGGTCAATATCGTACAATTGAAGGTAAAACTGGTTTTCATCGAGGTGTTGATCTTTATAAAGGTGTAAATTCCCCGGTATATAGTTTTACTGATGGTACTGTTGATAAAGTTGTATCAGGGTATGCTCCTAATAGTGGTTATTATGGTAGTACCGATGGTCAAGGATTTGGTAACTGGGTAAGAGTCAAAGATAGTGCTGGTGTATATCACCATTATGCACATATGAATGGTGTTAATGTTTCTGAAGGTGACAGAGTTAATAGAGGTGATCAATTAGGTATTGAAGGTCATACTGGTAGTAGTACTGGTGCACATTTACATTACGAAGTTCGTAAGGGTGGCACATCTGGTACATATCATACTGATCCTTACACATATTTAAAAAATTATGTTGGTACAGTTATAGAAGATATTATATCTTCTCCGGAACAAAATGGTTCAGTTGATGATACTAATATACCCGGTTCAATAACCACTACATCAAAGCCTAAAGGATTATATGGCCTAACAACCAAGTTTAGTGAATTACTTAATACTTTAATCTCACCATTCTCTAAGTTTACGACATCGATATCTAATGAATTATATAAATTATTGGGGATTGATAATGATGAGTATACTGATAACGGATCAATTTTAGATATACCTGAAAATAATGATAATTCAAATGACATTCCTTATACAGACACTCCATCATCAAATGTTCCAGATACTATTCCCGCAACTACTATGTCAAAGAGTCCTGTTGCATCTGCAATATATAACTTCTTTAAAGCTAAAGGTTTACCTGATGTAAGTATTGCTGGTATTCTTGGTAATTTAAATGCTGAATCTGCATTAAGGACTAATAATCTAGAAGATCAATTTAATACTAAATTTGGTTTATCTGATGCAGAATATACTAATGCTGTTAATAATGGTACATATGGTGATAGTAAATTTATTAATGATAGTGCAGGCTATGGTTTAGCTCAATGGACATATCATACTAGAAAAAAGGCTTTATTAAATTTAGCAAGATCTAATAATAAAAGTATTGATGATTTAACTACTCAGATGAATCATCTATACAATGAGCTTGTTGATTATGGTACTTTTAATTTATTAAAGAACTATACAACTGTTAAAGAAGCTAATGATAAGATGATTTATTTCTTAGCACCTGATGTTGAAAAATATCCTAACCTTGTTAATCAGAGATTGGGATATGCTAAGGGATATTATGATCTATATAAAAATAGTTCTACCGCTTCAACATCTACTAGTGCAAGTAAAGATACATCTGCATATTGGAGTTCCACCACTAATACATCTAAAACTACTAATGCTAATAATAATGGTAGTAAAGATACTTCAGCATATTGGTCTTCTATCGGTGGTGGTATTGGTGGTTCTAATGATGAAATCACTGCTACACCATATTTTAATAGTTATAATAAATTTAATACTTCAACTTCCAATTTTAAACGTTCCATTAGTAATATATTAACTTCTGGCAGTGATGTCTCTAGTAATACAACTCTTAATAGTGTTATTGAATACTTAAAGAAGATTGCTGACGGTATTATGTCTATCGTTGATAATACAGATAATACAAATTCTAAACTTGAAGACATTAAAAAGATTGAATTTGAAAAAGCTGAAGCAAAAAATAATGTAGCAGTTATTGGTGATACTAAGAAAGAATCTAATTCTCCGATGTTTGATATCGCAAGCAATAGAAGAAATAGTATATCTAGTAAAGAATATAAAACTGCTAAATTAATTGCTTCTGGTTCTGGTGGTTAATTAAATATATTAAGAGATATAGGGAATAATCCCTATATCTCTTATTTTTTAAGTATGAATAATATAAAAAACAATCCTGTAATAAATGAAATTCAAGTAAGAAGGTGATTTACTATGGGTCGAGTTGCATGTAAATTTAATTCAATTAATGGTCCAAATACAGGTGTTCGTACTAGATATGGTACTAGTAATTCATATACATCTGCAGGATATTTACTTAAGAAAAACTGTCCCGGTGGAATTTTTTATGTAGAAAGTACCGATGGTGGTGTTAATAATTATTTTAAATTAATTGATCCAGATTCTTATCCAGGCATTACTTCTAATGGTAAAACTGTTTATGTATTTTTAAGTAGTCAATTTTTAGAATATCCTAGACCTGATCAAGTTGTAGAATTAGGTAGAACAACTCATGGTGGTGGAGGTGGAACATTTGGTACTACGACTGGAAGTAGTTCTCTTACAAATGGTGTAGTATCAAATAATAATAATTTAAATTATGGTGTTGTTAATTCTTCAAATATTAGTGGTGTTACTGATTTTTTAAACAATACCAAAGCATCTACTATGGTCGCAGAAAATACCCGTGTATTTGGCTCACCATTTCAATTTTCTAATATAGCTGATAATAGACCTTTTAAAAATGATAGTGATGTTAGTGGTTACGGTAGAAAATATCTTGAAAATATTGTAGCTGAATCTCCTATTATCTATATTACACCAGGTGTTCCTAATTATATGCCTGGTGTTCCAGCAACTGATAAAAATAGATTAGCTACATTTATATCACAAAAATCTAGTGACAGTAATGTTAATAGTTCAGAAATTGCAAATGCTATCAATGATATTGAAGGTAGATATTATGATTTCGTTCCTGCATATGCAGAATATATGAGATATGTTAATTTGTTGTGTAGAACATGTGCACGATATATGGGATTATGTAGTCCTGATGCAACAGGTAAAAAACCAGAAGTTCCAGGATTTCCTGGTAAACATTATGATGATTTTGATTGGGGTCGATGGACAAATATAAATTATTCTATTGAAGAAAAACAAAAACAAGGAATATTTGAAAAAATTGGTGGTGCATTTTTAGATCCTGTTGGAACAGTTACAGATACTTTTAATAGTGTAATTAATGGTATTACTGATGACTTATTTGGTGAATATAAATTTTTGAAATGTTATGTTGATCCTTCTGTATCTTTCAGTGAATCTAGTAATAATAGCACAACTTCATCAATGGTTAGTGGTTTATTTGATACGGTAGAACAGATTGTTAGAGAAGCTAATTTCTTAACATCTGGTGGTGATATTCTTACAACTATGAAAGAAACTACACAAGATTTCCTTGGTGGAATAACAGGATTAGGTTCGGGTGATGCTAATTCAGGAATTAATAAACTTTTTGGTAATGCAACTCATGTTATTTCAGGTTCTAATATTATAATTCCTGAATTATGGGGAGATTCTAATTATGATAAATCGTATTCATTTACTGTCGATTTAGTATCCCCGTATGGTGATATTGAATCATGTTATTTAAATGTCATAGTTCCCATGATGCATCTTATTGCAATTTCAATGCCTAGGCAAACTAGTGCTAATAGTTTCGGTTCACCGTTTTTAGTTAAAATGTTTGCTAAAGGATGGTTCTCTTGTGATTTAGGAATTGTAAGTAGTATTCGTATTGAAAAACAAGCTGATTCTTGGAATATTCATGGCATTCCTAATCATGTGAAAGTTGAAATAAGTGTTACTGATTTATATCAATCATTATCTATTTCAAAAACGTCTACTCCAAAATTATTCTTTGCTAATCAAGGATTGATTGAATTCTTAGCAGTTACATCAGGTTTGAATATTACCCAAGGTAATCTTGGATTAAAGATCGATACTATTATTCAAACTTATACTAATACATTAAAGGATTTATTCCCCAATATGTATGATAGTATCGTTCAGTCTATTAGAAATTCAATTGAAGGTTGGTTTAAAATTACAAGATAATGGTGATATATTAATGAAGAAGAATAAAAAATTAACAGAGTATTTTCAAAAATATGGTAATATTCCGAATGATTATTATGAAAGATTCACTTATTTAATATCTGAAATGAATTTAAATCTAAAAGATATTGATAAAATAAAAAAATCTATAAAACGAATTCTTGGTATAAAGTATGAAGAAATATCATTTGTATTTTATTTCTATCCACAAGCAACACCACGACCAAGATACTCTAGATTTACAAAAGCATTTTATGTGAAAAATGCTTTAGATTACAATTCTTTATTTAAAGAATTTATGGAATCATGCGAAGAATTAAATTTTAAAGTAATAACTCCTTGTGAATTAATTTGTAAGACATATTCACCAATACCATCAACAATGAATAAAGTTGATAGTATATTAGCAGAATTAGGTCTTATAAAACACATCTCTAAACCAGATGGGGATAATTTATTAAAGAGCTATTCTGATATGATACAGAAAAATTTAGTAATAGATGATGCCCTATTCTATAAAATGTATATAGAAAAGTTATATTCATTTAAACCACGAATCGAAATTACTGTAAGATATATGTTAGATTACGATTCTAAATATAATGAGAAAAAGATTAATAACTATAAAACATTCGATAAGAAATAATATTATTATATACAAATAAGTAAATAATAAAATCTAGATGAGGGAGGTCGATTCTTATATGGAGTTAAATTCCATTATTAATGATGATAAAATTAATAATAAGATTAGAAATATATATAAAGTTATTAATAAAAATGAAGATAAATTTAACGAAGTATTTAGTAGAACTTTTGAAGATATTAAAAATATCTTCTCTGATGCTACTATGAACTCTAATATTATTGAAATTTTAAATAATGATATGCATTCTATTATGGAAAAGAGAAATGAATGTCATGATATTCTCTCTCATCATGCTGATGATGTGTTGGATGTATATTCATATTTAATTCCTTTTGTATTTAAGATTAATGTAGTAAAAGATATGATTACTATAAGTAAAAAATATTAATATTATGGAGATAACGGATTAATCCGTTATCTCCATATTTTTTATTTAATCTCCAATAACAGTATCCATAAAATTAGATAAATCAGTATATTTATCTTTCATCTTAGGATTCTTTTCAATAATACTATCAATCTGTTTCTTAGAAATTGTAACGAATCCTTTACATTCATTTTTAACAGCTTTATCCTTACATTTCTTAGTCATGAACTCAGACATCTTAGTTCTATGTGTTTCATTAGAAGGATCATCTTTTAACTTGTTAAAAATACCAAAGAATTCAGAACGATTCTTTGCAAACTCTTCAGTTTCGATAACAGTATCAACAGTATTAGTTACAGGATTTAACATATTCTCAGTGAGCTTTTTAATATTTTCATAAGAATAATTTTCAAATCCCATGGTATATAACATTTCCATTAAAGTATACTTAGTCAATGCCTCAGTAAGGATTAAATCCATATTAACTTCAGTATCTTCAACAGGCTTTTCATCAGTGAGAGCATCATCAATATCCATTTCAGTATCATAATTTCTAGCTACTTCTTTATCATCTTCAATATTTTTCATATCAGTAGCTACAATAGATACATTTTCAGTAATGTATTCTTGATAACAATCCCTAAATAAAGTATCAAATAAAGTACCACTCTCAACAATGGGTTTATTAAGAATGATATTATTTAAAGCTTCATTGAGTTTTTCTTCAGTATCAGCTTCAGTATCCTGTTGTAAAGCAGCTACAATATCCTCTTGTTTTCTAGCAGCTTCTTCGCTACGAGTCTTTTCATCTTTAACGACGGTTAAAACTTTATCTTTAACTAATTCACTGATCCTGTCAATGTTTAAATTATCCTTTTTAGAATAATCTAACATATCTTTTTCATCGGAAGTCATATCAAAATCAATGAGATCCATGTTTTTGCATTCTTTAGAATCTTTTAATTTACGATCACAGACTTCTTTTGCAACAGCTTCACATACAGATTTAATCTTCTTTAATAACATATTATCCATGTTATTTTTAATAGCATTATCTAATACTTTGAAGCCACCATTTTCATCAACATATTTATCAGTTAAACACTTAATATGATGACAATTTTCTTCTAAGAAATCATCATCCATTAATAAAGAATTATAGAATACTTCGAATAAAATATCCTTTAATGCAAATTCCTTAGCTTCGTTATTAATTCTATTGATATTAATAGGAATCTGAGATTCCTTAATATATCTATTAACAATACCTTCATTACGTTTATTTTTATAATAATCGGCTTCTGCTTTAAGCATATTAGATTCCATGATTGATTCTTGTTCCAATGCTTTCATTTTACGTAAAGTAGAATTTGCAGCAGCAGAATCACTCATAGTATCGATTTTTCTAGTATATGATTTATTGAAAGAATATGCCTCTACAGAAGTACATACATTAGAAAAGGGATTAGACATTTCCTATTCACAACCTTTCATAATTTATTACAATAATGTTTTTTAGACAATCTGAATACTTATATCTTCTAATTTAAGTGTTAAATATTCAGGAATATAGCAAATACGTTCTTCTTTAGTAAGAACATTTAAATCTTTAGTAATATTAATGATTGCTTGTACATCGGTACTATAATCATTTATTCCAGTAAATTTTAAATATTCAATACTAGAGAAATTATTCTCTAATGCTCTAATTAAATTAGATACATAGAATGTATTGCTACCACTATCATTAATATTTTCAATATATTCTTTAATAAAGATTTTGATATCTTTTTCTAACTCCAATACATCAACACCAAATATTGTATGAATTTTAAAGCCGATACTTATATTGACCTTATTCAATACATTATTAGTATCTTGATCTGTAATAAAGTTTTTAGATTTACCATAGGTATTATAAAATTTAATATCGATTGCATAATTATTAGTAATTAAATTTAAAATATCATTTATATAGTTATATTGAGTTGTAAATGTATTATAAAATTCTTTATATACATTGATATCTTGTAATGTAGATGTAGAAACTAATGGTACAGAATCCATCAATATATTATATGTACCACCTATAACAGCACCGTTACCTTCAATTATACCATCATTATTATATATGTATTGAGTTGTACTACGCATCATTTTGATAGGTTTGATAAATGTTACAGGATTAGTTTCAGTTGTATATGTATTAGTATGGATTAATGTAGTATTATTATCTGCATACTTATATCCAATATCAATTTCTAATACACAGTCTGTCATAGGAATTAAATGTTGACCAGTGACTTCATTAGAAGTGATATCTATCATATCTAATATTCTAAATCTGTTATTAGATAAAATATAATCATCAGTTTTAATTTCACAACTAAATGTATACACATCTAATTTAGTATCCCAAGATTCTAGTTTCATATTTGTATAACAAATTGGAGAATCCATAGAACCACTAGTTGCAATTAATTTAACTTGTATTGATTCTGTTATAACTGTATTAATAATATCATTTGTAATTGGATCACGCTCTTCAATAATCATAGGATTATCTAAATCTGTAGTAGGTGATACTGTTAATTTTACAGTATAAGAATCAGACCCACTAATACCATCTCTAGTAATACTCAAACTGTTACAAATGAATTGAACTAATGATGTATCATTGACATATTTATAGTCAACAACATGTTTACTTTCGATAGTTGTTAAATAATATCCTACATCAGAAGGACTTTTAGAAAAATAAATTAAGAAAGGATTACTATATAAAAATTCTTCATTGTCTGAAGAAATAGCCATTATATCATTATCTATTCTTTCAACAACATTTGTAGTATTAGGTTTATATTTAAAAATATGACCAGGTTTCATAATATAAATATTACTTTGTGCTAATTCAATATCGAAATCATTGACATTTAAATCAAGTTTTAATGTATTTGTACTATATATTTCATTATTACTATCTTTTAATAATACAAATGCATTAAATAATCTTTCAAATATATCATCTCGTTTTTTCAAGAATAAAACATTTGAATTAAAATTTCTATTAAAGTTATCAAAATATAATTGTAAATCATTCTCATTAGTATATGAAGCGACAGTTGAGAACATTTCAATTATCATATTTTTCATCTCATTAATATCTAATGGTTGTTTACCGCTATGAGAACCTGTCATAGGAATAGCAAATAAAGTAATATGATTGTTATAATCATATACTTCTGAGTTTGTAATAACCTGAATATTATCACCAATGTACTGTTCAAAATTACCAGCATCACCAGTTGTAGTATAATAACTAATATTAATTTCAGAATTATATTTAGGATAAAAGTAATTATCTCTAGAGGAGAAACTAATTTCTATCTTATTTTCATCTATAGCTTTATAATAACAGAAAGGAGCTTTTATCGGAGCACTACCAAGAGCCAATTTATCTAACTGTGTATATGTAGTAGATCCAGCTTCTCGATAAAATACTTCAAAGTTTGCAATATAATTATCGTATTCTAATGTATATTTAGGTAAATTGATGATAGTAGTATCAACTACATTATCATTCATTGTAAATTTTTCAACTTGATGAGTCCTAACTTCTAACTGAAGATATTTATTATTTTCAACATTTACTCGCTTTAATTTTATATAAGGATTTATAATATCACTAATCGTATTATTATATACACTATTATTTTCAATTTTATCATACATTGCTGTATATATACGATCATTATTATATAATTTATAGTTTATTTTAATACTGTAATCAGGTTTAAACGGTATATCTTCAACATATATCGTCATATTGTTATCCAAATAAAATTCATATAAATTTGCATAACTATTATAAACTGCATATTTAGTCACATATTCCTCAGGAATAAATAATAACATATCACATTGAGATGCAGTTGCAAATATACCATCTATTTTAAACAATGCTCCATAATTGAATATACTTTCAGGAATAACAGCTAAATTGGGAAATATTTCATTCAGATAAGTTGAAATAGTATTAAATGAATCTTCACCAATAGTACCTAATAATTCTGTAGTATAACCTAATAAACCAATATTAAGGTCATTAACTTCTTCCATATTAAAATATCTTGGAGCTAATTCATTTATGGCAAAATCTTTTATTTTATGAATACTACTATAATTTCGTGTCGCCAAAAGTATCACTCCGTTCTAAAACGTAATTTATATAAATATGTATTATTATGAACATCATCTATTGTTTCAACAAAAGGTGTTCCGACAAATGTTTTACCAGTAGATCCTAAATCATAATCATATATTTTTGCATATTTGGTACTTGTCTCTCGTTCAGAATTTTTATTAAATTCTGCTAATGATGTTGGCATCATATCTTCTTTCCATGAATATTCATAATTTATATTATATTCTGGAGCTTTACCGACACCACCATCCCATGAAGATCTAGATGATGGAATAGTTGTAGGAAATACTCCAGTATATTTAGTCCAGAAAAGGATAGTTTCACCATCTGCACCACATAAGAAATAGTATACAGAACATGCATAATCTATCGTTCTATTAATAATATTACTTCTTGTAGGAGAAAATTCTCCACGATAAACTTTAGAAATATAGTCTACCCAAGCTTTATGGATTTTATAAATATTATAATTATTATCATCAGTGTATGTAATGGAGAATGCATCTGCTGATTTTGATTTTACATTATTTTTACCATATTTAATTTTCCATCCAGTAAATGTTTCACCATATTCATCAGTATCTACATATTCATCTTTTAATTCAAAGCTTCCTGCCTTATTAGATAAAAATGGATTAAAATCATGTGCATATGAGAAATTTCTACCAGTTAATGATAGTAATAGATCTTTATTATTTTTAAACATATAATAGTAAAATGGATCATTAGATACTTTAGGTATTAATGTATTCTTATCTGAAAATAGATTTAAATCTGGTCGTGTAAAGAATAAATAAGCAAATGTTTTAGTTAATACTGTTTCAGGATATGCTATTTTAAATCTATTAAATTTAGTTAAAGTATTATTTTTTATTAAATCAGGATTTATATTACCGATATTTAAATTATTTTTAGCAATTTTTATATCATTGATAAGTGAATCATATCTCATATAATAATTTTCAATGTGTTTATTATATTCTTGAAATTCACCAACGGGTGTTAATGCATTCTCGGTTTTACCAGTATATGATAAATATCTATCAATATTATCTGATGTTGATATAGCTTGAGAATTTTTGATGACACCATTTGTATTAGAATAAGGAGATGAACTGATATTAGGTGAACTAGGTGTTACATTAGGTTGTGCTATTGTAGTTCCTGTAGTTTGTGATGGAGATAAATATCCAGATTTGACTAATTCATATTCTGAATTTGATATAACTTTCCACCAATCTAAATGATCATAACTTACTGATACATATTTAACAGGTGTTGCAGATAAACTGTATCTATCAGGATCTAATAATACATAATATTCACCACTACCTAAATCAGCATTACAGAAATAATGTAAATTATCAGGACAGCTATTTTTAAATAAATAACCTGTAACAGGGGAATTTTTAGAAGGTTGTGATCTTACTACGATTGCTGATACATTCATTTTAAACTTACATTGTAGAACTGACATAAATATTTTTCCACCTTCTTTGTCATGTAGTTTATTTATATTCATGTTTTTAAACTAAGTTTTAACCGTCTGTATTAATAATCAATATATATTATAAATATATATTATATATGTATAACACGTTTATAAAATTGAAAAAATCAATACCGTAAGGTGTTGTAGTATATATAATAAAAACGTGTCATTTATGTAGTTGTCACCCCACATCATATTGTGATTTAACCAATCAACATTTTTGTAAGATTGATTAAGTAAGATACGTGTATAAGGAGATGACATCTGAGAATGGACTTTTTACTGGATATACTAAATCTTATTACCTTAGGTGAAACAATCGTTGATAAAATAAATGGAGATAATAGAAAAATTAGTTAATATATAAAAAAATAAGATTATTACAACGAGAAAACTTTACGGTATATTTTTTTTTGCTTTTAAGTCTAAATAACATTAATATAATAATTTATATGGAAAGGAGTTTTGAAATAAAATGGGTGTTTTTCTTGATATTGTGAATATAATCAAAGATATCAATACTGCAGCTGATGAAGGATTACTTGATCAGACCCGTGCAGCTAGATATAAAGCTCGTGGTAAACAGTACAGCTCTATTTCAAAACGTGCTTCTGAAGGAACTTTACAGTTTCCGGTGTTAATTAGTTCTTCTATTGATATTGAAACTGCCCAGAACATTTGTAAAGCACTTGAAAGAAATTATAGTACGTTTACACAAATTGCTTTTAGTCATACCCCTACTGATAATTGGAATAAAAACTGGACAGCTTCTGATTATATAAAGAACTTCCATCAGAATACAGGTATCAGTTCTGATAGACATGATATTCAAAATGCTCTTAATAGTATTATGGATTCTTATAATGTATATGAGGATGATAAGATTATTATCTTTGAAGCCACATATAATTCTTCGACCACTAATATTGATGCTAAAAATAAAGAGCAGTTATTTGATGTTATGGAACATCTCAGACATGATATTTTAAATAATAAATATATTCCTAAGACTGAAGTTATTTATAATTTTAAAGATAAGAAATTAAATCAGAAGTATAATAATATTGTTACAGAAGCAAATGATTCTACTCCTAAAGCTAAATCTATGGATCTTAATAAAGATATTTTGAAAGATAATGATGTTAAAAAGTCCAATGAGTTAGTTGCAACTACATTACATGTTAGAATTCGTCTTGTTAATAAGAATGATGAAGATATGGGTGTTGTTGATTTTATTGTAGGTATTAAGTGTATCATGCATCCTATTAAGAGTAATGACATGATTACGAATATGGTTAATGCATGTCGTAATGATAATAGAGTATTCAATTTCTTACGTTGGACTACTGGTGAAATTAGTTTCTTTAAGGATTTCTTGTTAAATGTTAATGAAATCAAAACTGATGTAACTAATTATAAAACTGGTTCTTCTCCTTGGTGGTTAGCATTAAAGAGACGTAAATCTCTTTCCAGACTGAAGGATACTGCTGTTATTGGTAAACAAATTTTACCTAATGCAACTATCGTTATTTCTGCTGAAGAAGTTGAATTTATCAAATCTGAATATGGTTATGATCTTTATAATCCTATTTTCTTTAGTAAGATTATGAATCATTACTTCTTATTAGGATTTGTTATTGTTGATAATTCTTCTCAGATTGCTCACTTCTTATTTGAAGATCAGGAGAATTTCCAGACTGTTACGTTCTCTGCATTAGAAAAGTCTAGTGTTAATGATGAACGTAAGTTCAAGGAAATGCTCAAAGTTGTAAACAGAATGTAATTTTTTATAGAATCGGGGTGAAGTAAATTGTATGAAATGAATCCGATTACAAAAATTCTTTTAGAAAATTGTAAAACGTTTTCTGAAAGAAGAGAATTATTTAGTTTGACTGAAGCAGAATCTCTTTCTGTGAATAATAATATGGTCAATAAATTATTCCAGTCTGCTGTAAATAAATCTCATGTTGATTTTGGTGATATCCCTAAGTCTAAAGGTGATGTTACTAAATATTCTGGATATAAGTCTATGGTTGAATCTTTAGAGATTCTTAGAAATTTAGCTTTAAAGAATTCTCATAAGATCCCTCAGATTGAAACTGTTGAAAAAGCACTTGATAATATTGTGACTAATCGTAATTTATTTGAAAGAGGTTTCAAATTAAATAAAGAATATGTTATTTTACAATATAATACTTTAGTTATGTCCTGTGTTATTGCTACTAGTGCTTTAATTGTCTCTTATGTTGACTATGTTAAACGAGTTGATAAAGTTGAATTCGTGATGATTAATGCAAAGAATACTCCTGGTGAACTTTGTATTGAGAATCTTGTAAAATTCAACAAGTCTGTTTCAACTGGTGATTTTATTAAAGTTATGAACGGTGTTATTACTACCGGTTCTGAAGGTTTTACTGGTACTGGATTTGCAATTGCCAGTACTATTATTACTGGTGCAATTCTTGGTGTAACCTTTATGAGAGATATTGTATATTATGTATATTATTCTAGAGTAAAGATTGCTCAATATTTAAGAGTTCAGGCTTTATTCTTAGAGTTGAATAAAAACAATATTAACTCTCAGGGTTATGATATGGCTGCTGATAAGAAAGAGAAAGTTCTTAAGAATCAAGCAGTTCTTATTGATGAGTTGAAGAAGTATGCTGATATGATTGATGTGTCTGATAGAATGGCTACTTCTAATATGAAAACTGATATTAAGAAAGAAAATTCTGGTTGGAAACTTGATGATGTGAAATCACAGAATGCAAGTACCGATTCTACCGGTTTTCAATTGATTTAATATTTCATTTCTATAAACAAATATTTAATAATTATAGTATTAATGTAATTTTTTTTGCACGATGTGTAAGTTAATATGATATAGAAAGGATGATATTACAATGTCTATTTTCTCTACTAATAATTATACTGAAGAGTCTGAGATCATTGCAGCTGAAGGTTATGATATTACCTTAGGTGGTGCATGTGACCTGGCTATTGAGTCTTGTATGGATGAACTGGCTGTTATCGAAGCAATGCACGCTTATGATATGGCCGGTTTTGAAGCCGTTAGAGAGTCTGGTGATAAGGAAATCTTTACTCCTGCTATGGAAGCTTCTATGAAGGAAGTTTGGGCTAAAATCAAGGCTTTCTTTAAGAAGTTTACTGAGCGTGTTATGGGCTTCTTTAAGAGTGCAATGGATTTTGTTAATTCCATTGTTATGTCTGGCTCTGCATTTGCTAAGAAGTATGAGGAGCGTTTAAATAAGCTGTCTCTGTCTGGTTTCACTTATGAGATGTATGAGTATAACTTTGAATCCATCTTCGCTAAGGGTATTGATGTCGTTGATGCTAAAGTTGCAGATGTTCAGAAGTTTATGGCTGATGTTGCAGGTGTTAATGTAAGTAAGGATTCTGCAGCTGCTAATACTGAATTAGCACAGATTTCTACTAAGATTGATCAGATGAAAGCTGATTCTATGAATAATCTGCGTAAAGAGTTATCTGGTACTGCTTCTGCTGATGCATATCGTAGCGAATTAGCTAAGAAGTTCCGTAATGGTGGCGCTAAGAAGTCTATGACTGTTACTGATCTGTCTAAGTATGTTAAGTTCCTGAAATCTTCTAATGGTCTGGTTAAGCACATTGAAGGTTGTAAGAATAGCATGAAGACTAAGTTCAATGCTATGGAGAAAGAAATTAATAATGCTGCACGTGATGCTGAGAAGGCAGATAATGGTCAGTATGCACATATCGCTTCTAAGAAGGCTGGTCTGATGAGACAGTGTATCCAGTGGAATAGTGCTATTAACAATATCCTGACTGGTTATATTAATGAGTGGTCTTCTGCTGTTAAGGAAGCTACTGGTGTTTACAAGAACCTGTGCTTCAAGGCTATGCAGCATAAGCCCGCTAAGTAATTAATACAAAATTAAAATAGAAAGGGTTGAAATAGTATGGCTATTTTTTCTAATAAGATGACTCCTGTTCCTGTTGTCGAACAGACTGAAGATACTTTTGTAGATATGTATCCTGCTATTGAGGGTACTGTTGAGCATGGTTTTGAAATCGCAGCTGAAGGCTATAGCGATGTTCATAAGCTGGTTTCTAGCCTGTATATTACTGATATTCTGATTGAGAATGCAGTTATGGAAGGTGCTGAGGCCGAGCCCCTGATTGAGAGCTCTGTTAAAGAGTTTAAGGACAAGGCTGTTAAGAAGTTTAAGGAAATCGTTGAGAAGATTAAGAACTGGTTTAAGAAAGTTATTGATCGTCTTAAGGTTCGCTTCACTAGCACCAAGGACTTTGTTTCTAAGTATCGCGATGCTTTATTAACTAAAGCTCAAAATGCTAATGATTATAAGCCTGCTCGTCATGATTTTATCACTGATTTTACCAATTCTTATGGTGCTATGGTTGATAAGATGGCTGATTATGCAAAAGATCATGCAGAATCCAAAGAAGACGATTTTGTGGCTAAGATGATTGGTAATGCTTCTCCTAAGGCAAAAACTATTTCTGAGTTAAAGCAGGTTCTTGTTCATACTCATGTTGGTGAAGCTAATAAGAAGAGCAAGCTTACTGCATCTGAAGTTGAAGATATGATTAAGTATTGTGATAATAGCCGTGTCGCTATCGCTAATTTAGAGAATATTAGAGATAGAGGTATTAAGGCAATTAACGGCTTTATTGCTGCTCTTAATGGTAGCGGTAAAGAAGTCGGTGCAATTCATGCTGCAACCGCTAAGTATAATGCTGCAGCATCTGCTATTCAGCAACTGAATACTACTTGTGTTAAGATCGTTGATGATATTATCAAGGAGTATGTTGCTGTATTACGTGGCTTAATGCTGTATAAGCCTGCTAAGGAGTCTTATACTCCTGATGAGGAATTAATGGACAATAACACTCAGTCTATGTTTGAGGCTGCTCTGAAACTGTTCTAATTATTATGAACCAGTATGTACATTAGTACATACTGGTTCTTTTTTATTTCATTCATAAGTACATTATTTTAATAGAATTTTGTAGAAAGGGTGAATGTTAATAATGAGTATTTTTAATAATAAAAATGTCACTGTTAATAAAGGTCCTTACTTAGATACTTTTATTAATATGGAATCATTTGATTATAAATTATTACATGATTTAGAATATGATAGTTTTAAAATATCATTAGAATTTAATCAAACGGTTTATAATGGATTAAAATCCAATGATATAGAAATTGTCAATGAGGGATTTACTGATTTCTTTAAGAAGGCTGCTAAATTCTTTAAAGATTTAGCATTGAAAATTGTTGAATTTAGTAAGAAATATATTAAATTCTTCATTTCATATATGCAAGATTTTAATAGATTCTTAGAAAAGAATAAAGATTTCTTAAAGTCTTTAAATCCTAATTTTACATATACTGGATATGAATTTAAATTTCCTGAAGCCCCCAATATTACTAAAGCATATGACATAATCGACTCTTATAATATTGAAATCAATAAAATTGATACTATGAAATATGCGGATATTAGTAAAATGAGAGAAGAGTTTGCTAATGAAACTTATAAAAATAAAATTAGGGCATCAGTATTAGGTTCTGGTGAAATTGAAGTTTCCCAAGATACATTCAAAGAAAAATCTAAAAATCTTTTTAGAGATTCTAATAGTGAAATTAAAATTACTGTTAATAATCAGTATATTAATAAAATTATTGATGAATATGGTAAAATGAAAAAATTGTTAGATGATACTGAAAAGAATAAGGTTAAGATTATTAAATTATTACATGATTTAGAATTTTTCTTTGATAGAAAAGCATCTGTTGTGTATGATAAAGAAGAAAAACGAATCTCCACATCTACCATTAACAGAGAAGACGATAAGTTTAAACGTAATGATAGTATCAATACTCAATATGATGAAAATAAATTAACTACATTAAATTCTTATTTTGATTTAAAATATAGAGAATCAAAATTTATTAGTAGTTGTTTGATTACTGTATATATGGATAAGATTGAAGCCATAAAGGATTGTATGAAGCAGTATAAAGATATTACTAGACAAGCTCTGGTTAATAAGACTGATAAGTCAGAAGCTAAGAGTGAGGTGAAATAATATGACATATATATTGGAAGCTATGAGTGGTATTTTATTATCCGATGAATTATTTTACGAGGAGATACTCGAACAAGTTAATGTTGAACGAGATTTTATGTTATCATGTTTTGAGAATAACATTATTCTTGAAGCTGAAGCACCTTCTTCTGAGAATAAAGGTAATTGGATTAGAAAAATTATAGATACCATTAAGAGTATTTTTAATAAATTTTTAGAAAATGTAACTAATTTATTTAGGAATGATGAGAAATGGATTTCTCAAAATATTCCTAAATTAAAAGATTTAAATTTTAATGATTTAAAGGTTACAGTATTACCGTATTGGAATTTAGATACAAAAGATATAACTGGAGCGTTATCTGAACTCCAGAGAGAAATTAATAATATGAAATATGGTGATGCTAGATTAAAAAATTTACAAGATAGAGCAGATGTTGAACAGTTTGGTGCTTTTAAAAAATATACTCCTAAGAATGGTTCATTTACTGATGGAATTAAAGCATTCTTTAAAACTGGTGAAAAGAATGAACCTAAACCTGTTACATTAGTTGGTGATCAGTTAAAAATTGTATGTGTTAATCAGATGAGTAGATATGTTAATGAATTTAATAGTACATTATTACCTTCATTAAAAAGTAGCTACAATAACTATACTAGATTATTATCTAATGTTGAAAAAGAACTTAGTAGAAGTAATAATTTAAAAGAATCTTTCTGTATTATTGAAAATTCTTTTTATGTTGATACTGAGTTGTCTCTTTGTAGCAATTTCAATAAAGTATTTGAAGCAACCGTTTCTAATGAGAAAAACAGAAATGGAAAAGCTATTATTGATTTGGATAATAATGAGCATGAAAATGTGACAAATAAAAATACTAACCAGAATCAGAATAATCAAAAAGATGATACTCCTTTAAATAAAGTTGAAGATACTTCTAAAGATAATAATTCTAATCAAAACGATAATACTAAACCCACAAACAATAATGGTAATATTCAATATTATACTTATTTAAAGCATGTTATTCAGTTAAATCAAATTGCTATTGCGGCAGCTATTACTGCTTGTGAAGAAAGATATAGATCCTATATGTCTATTCTTAGAGGTGTTGTATCTGCTAGAGGTGGTAATAAATAATAAAAAATAATATGGGTATATAGGAATTTCCTATATACCCATATTTATTTAAGTAGTTTTCTTAAATTGCACATTACCACTTATAGCAAAATATTCACCTTGTTTTGTGAATGTAAATAATGAATAACTTAATCTATATTTACCATTATGCTTTATATTTATTTCTTTTTCTTCAAAATTCATTATATATTTCTTATTAGGTTCAAAACATTCAATATCAACATCTGTTAAAGCAATATTAATAATATTATCATTCTCATACTTTCTATTAGTTAACATATCAGCTAAATATTTATTATTATAATTATTTAATATATATCCAGAATTATTATTTCTAGTTTGAATATTTGGATGAATTTCTGTTTTAGTATTAGCCTTTGTATCAATTATATTTATATTCGTACCATACACTTGGTCAGCTATAACAGATTCTGTTACCATTTCAATACTATCTCGTGTAACATATAATGTATATGTTTTTGTTTTATTATCTTTAAAGTTACCTGGTGTTTTAGCATTTGCTGATATGGACTTAAATACAGTAACAATTACTTCTTTATATTCACCACTTCGATAAGCATTACATTCTGCACATTTATTAATAAAATAAGTTGTATTAAAATCATAAAAAAATAAAGCCCCATGCTTATAAAAACCAAAATATTTTTCTAAATAAGATATGGACTTTATTACTGATAAAGGTGGTAGTATAATATCTCTATATACTTCTCGATTATCTAATGGCGTCATCAATAAGTTAGTTGTACCAGATTTCGATAATAAATATACTATACAGTTACTCATATTAGATTCAGATACAACTCTATTAATAATTTTTCTAGAGGAGGTTATATCATTATCTTTAAATAAATAAAAATCAAAAACTCCTCTATTTTCAACAGTACCTAATATATTTGTAGTTTGATTATATAATTCTTTATCAAAGAATGCTGAGTTAACATCTGTGAATATAGAAAATGTACTATCAAAAACTACTTCAGTATAATAATCTACTGATATTTCATCATAAGTTGCTTTCTCTAATCTAACTTTAAATTTTACTGTAGTTTTGTTTTCAATAATTGTAAAATATTCCGAATATGGAAGACTTAATTTTAAATTAAATATAGGAAAATAATCATTATCATAATCTTTTTCAATAACCATTCCTAAGATATTATCATTATGTAAAACTATAGGATTCATACCAGGTATTAGAATACTACAATTTGTTATTTTATATAAATAAAAATTAGATCTAGTTTCTGCAGGCATAAATTCACGTCCTTATAAACAGTTTCTTATACATATGTGAAGTGAATTTTAATAAAAAATCTTAATGAATATTTTATTAATACACATTATAATAAATAATATAGGAGGTGTGTAATATTGAATATATCACAGTTACTTACTTCTATCAAAATGGATTTAGGTATTTATGGTTTACGTTTACCTTTTGATGATCCGGATAAAGCTATGATGGAAGTAATTCAATTAAAAACATTAAAAACATTTAGTACATTTTTACCTCAAGTTAAAACATTATCTGTTGATTTAGCTAAAGAATTAGAATGTATTAAAGAGGAATATACAGAATCTATTTATATTATTCCTGACTTATTTGCAGGAAGAGAGATTATGTATATTAGAAATATTACACTGAAAAGTAAATTATTAGGAAATGGTTTTATTAGTCCCACATTTGATGGTTGTATTGAAACTTATAATATGTTAATGCAGACTCAAGCCAATGCTAACTTAGCTTCTATAGCAGCTCCTGCAATTACATTTAAATTTGAAGCTCCTAATAAGTTATATCTTTATAATGTAGCAACTGCCTATGGTGTAATCGATATTGATTTTGCTATAGAACATGCTGAAAATCTTTCCACTATTCCTATTACTGCTTGGGAATCTTTTTATGAATTAGCTTTATTAGATATTAAGAGATTCTTATACAATGCTATGAAACATTATAATGAATTACAAACTGCATATGGTACTGTTAATTTAAGAATCGATGACTGGTCTAATGCTGAAAGTGATCGTAAGGATTTAATTGAAAAGATGAGAGATACTTATCATCTTGAAGTTGAACAATTCTTTATTATTTAAAAGGAGATAATATTATGATTGAAAAGATGAGATTATTATTTGCTGTATTATTAGCATATAGACATAATTTACATATGTTACATTGGAAAGTTGTTGGTAAGTCTTTTGATAAGGCACATACTATTTTAGATGATTATGTGTCTCAGTTTAATACATTTATTGATGAAATTGCTGAAATTTTATTATCTATGGGAAATAATCCTTTAACTCTTCAGGAAGCTATTTCTTTATTAGATGGTTTAGATAGTCATATCTTGATGATTGAATCCCATGAAGATTATGAATGTAAGGAAGTATTTAAAGCAGTAGATATCATGTTTACTGATTTATATACTATGTATACTGAAATTTCTAAAGAATGTGAACATAGTGAATGTGTAAGTAAATTTGATGAGCATAAATATTGGCTTCGTATTGAAGGTATGTATAAAAATAAAAAACGCTTAACTGATTAATTAAAAAGGTCTATACAGGAATATCCTGTATAGACCATATATTATTTATTTAAGGATTCTAAATATTCTTCTAAATCTTTTTCGCATTCATTATGAGTATCGCCGGAACATATAAATTCACCATCTATATATGCTTCATAATGACCATTAACATTTATGATTGGCATATGCTTCAGCAACCTCTTTCTTTACAAATTTACCAGTTTTTCTATTAATCCATCTACCTGATTTATTCTTAACAAATAAAGGTAAGTCTTCTTCCTTTACTGATAAATCTTCTACTATTACTTTATTTTCATTTTTCTTTTTCGTACATACTTGTCTATGAGATAATTTACATAAAAATCTTTTTACTTTATTACATTTATATGTATTCATATCATAAACACCTTCTTTTAATCATTTTCAAATTTAGTCAACATGAATAAAGTCTGGATGCCTTCGTTACTGGTAACTCTCATATTCTCACCCTGAATATTCAAAATGAATGATTTATCCATCATTAATCTTCTTGCTTCTTCATTAGCTTCCTGTGTAAACAGACCTCTGATTGAGATCTGATCTCCATCGTACTTTTTATATCAAATATTTTCATATTTAAATCGGACTATATCTTCACCTTAAAAACTAATAAGGGCTATGCACTTCCAGATTAACCCGCAAATTAATCCGTACTCTACTTTAGTTAATACTATTTCGATAGTCTCTACATCTTCTTCTAATATAGAAGCTTGACACGGTATCACCAGCTATCCATTTCTGGACCTTCAGGTTCTCTTAGAGAGCTTATTTATATATTTCACTCTTACCGTTAGCAGGATAAAAAATATCCCACACCGATTGTTAGTCGTTCACATAGTTTTTATATTGATATCACTATCAATAGGAGACTACGATATTTTAATCTCCGCCTAAACCTTTTAACATAAGGTTACTCATCGTAACTGTATCATGGAAGCTTGTTGAAACTGAATCTTTATTCTTAGACAAATCAATTTTAGGATAATGAGGATATACTGTACCATTAATAAATACAGGCATAGTTTCAGTTGTACTTAATACAGTAATTTGAGAAGGGAATGTACCAAAATAATCTGTTATAGGATATCTTGTTACATATACCATCTTATCACTACAAACATCAACTGCTGCTTGATATAAAATATCACACCAGGTAACATTTCTATCTAAAGAAGAACCTTCAGTAGGATCATCTTTGTCTATAATTCTACCAGCAAATCTCATATAAACAGGTTTTTTAGGATCTCTTCCCTTTACAGGTAATTCAATAGGAACAAATCTATCAGTATATGAGAATATAAACTGGTCGATTTGTTTCTTTATATATTCATCATTGAAATATAATTCAGGATTATCTAATTCTACAGGAGTTAATTTACCATTCTCAATAATCAAATATTGTTTACCAGATTTTTCAAATTCTCTTCGGAAAAATCCTTTTACCCAACTAATAATAAAAGGAGTAAATAAAGAACAACATTGACCAAGAGGAACACCCACATGATATAAATCTATCTCCATTTCATCCCATTTATTGGTATGGAATGTAGGTGCAGAAATAACCGCTCTAGAACCATAATCTATTGATTTACCTAAAAGATTTTTTCTAATTAAACCTTGTTTCTTTTCTAATTTTCCTTTTAATAAATCATATATTTCAACTAAAGTATCTTGAATTTTTGCTTTTGTACTAATTAATGCAAAGTCGAAAGAATTGTTATTATTAAGTAATGATGCCATTCTAATAATTTTAGAATACTTATCATTAATTTCATGGTGAGATAATTTACCCTTTTCAATATTCTGTAAATTTACATCTCGATAGAATGCAGGAATAACAAGCCAATATTTAGTAAAAATAACATTCTTTTTATATGCATTTAAAAGATCAATTCGTTCATTACGAATCATTGAATTATTTTTATCGAAGTTTATCTTCTCCCAATTATTATATAGAAAACGAATTCCTGTTTCTCCAGTTTCTTCATTCTCTACTAATACTCCTTTATCAATGATATATTTTTTAGTACCATGGGCAATATGTGAGAAATTTCTATTTAATCGTAATAATAATTTATATATGAATGGATGAATAAAATAATCTTGTAAATCTATATATGCGTAAGTAGTTTTACGATCATTTATAGATACACCAAAGATATCTGTAGATAATAAACCTGTGGGTGAGGGAATACCACCACGAACAAATAACATCGGATCAGATACCTCTTCTAATTTATTTATCTTAATAAATTCTTCAATATCAAATAAATCTACTTGCATACATTTCACCTTCCTTTTTATTATTCTTTATACCAATTTCTATTAATAAACAACTGTGGGATTCAGTTAAATTTAAATCAAAGTATTTGTAAAATGTATACTTATTTCGATTACTATTTATCTCACATATAATATCATTAATATAGGATATGTCGTCAGGTTCAATGACGACTCTAAGGTTATGCTTATTAGTTTTACATTGAATTCTATCAACTTTGTCTAAATTGATAGTCTCTATTAAAGAATATAAATATTTAAACTTTTCATAATGGTTTTCTAGTATTTCTGAAAATAAATTGTAATCGGCTAACTCAGATGAAGTTAGCCGATTAAATATATTAATTAAATCTGATTTCATATTTAGATCAACACCTTTCGTTATTATTTATATTAATATCGACAGGATTAGGTGTTTTCTAAATAATTGGAAGACTAGTTTTAAATTTATCGACCCATCATTTCTTCAAGATCATCAGGATTTAATCCAGCAGTACCTTCTTTATATTCACGTTCCAAACGTTTTATTCTAACATCACGCATTTTCATTGCTTCTTTATATGTCAGATTATATCGAAGATCTTCTATGGTAATCTGATTCTTGAATAAACTTAAGAATTCATCAATAAATGAGTAAAAACTATTTAGTCGATGACTGTATTCAGAGCCTGTCGATATCGATAAAAAAGGATATTCTCAAGCTCCATAGGAATGAAAGGAATGTAATTTCCACAATGAGGACAAGTTACATTCATAAGACCATAAGAAATAGCCATATTATCCAGTAAGTCTTCACCAAGCTTACGAATAATCATAACATCAACTTCGTTTAAAGTATAGATAGTCTTAGAGATATCTGCACCAGTGTTAACTTCGAAGTAGCTACCATCTTCATCAGGGTCAGGAATATAGAAAGCATTAATTAAAGTAGAAATAACTGCAGTCTGAGCATACTTTTCATCAGTATTATCAGTAAGATCCTTAATAGACTTATTGATTAAATCATATGCAGACTGTACATAAATTTCTGCAATGATACCACTGTGAGGAAGTCTTACACGTTTAACTTCAGAAATTAATGCATTCTTATGAGCCTGCTTAGCAGCTTTCTCACTAACAGAACTATCTACAATATTCATAATAGTATCTTGAAGTTTCTCTTCCATTGCTTCTGCACGAATCAGAGATCTTACAGAATATCTATGATCAAAATTCTTCTTACACTTATCACAAGTCAGAGGAATAGTATCATCATCCGGATAAGTAGAACACAACAGACCATAAATAAATGTATTATAGTCATTTGCAGCAGTATTCAGTAAGAATTCATTGAAATCCATCTTACCAATAGAAGTGTTTTCAAGTTTGCTATGAATAAGGGACCATTTATTCTGAGCATTCAGTAATGCATTATCATTACCGTCGATCAGAGAAATTAATTCATAAGCAGAACAACCCTTGATTTCAGCAGTATAACCAGAAATAGGAAGAACGATATTAGTAGTAGTAACATTAGTAATACGCTTAATAATCTTATCAATATCCTTCTTCTTAGGCTTCTTAGTCTTAATAGTATCAAGAGAAATATTTTCAATCTCTTCTAACTTAATCTTCTTAACCTTTTCAAGTTTTTCATGTTCTTCATCAGTGAAGTTAATAACTCTACCAAAACCAGACTTATCAATAACAACAACAGCTTCTTCATACTTCTGATTAAATTCATCCTTAGTCATGCCAGGATTTTCTTCTTCATCTTCAGTCTCTTCTTTTTCACGAGCTTCAGGATGCTCTTCAAGAATTTCTTCATGACGTTCCTTTAACTCTTCAATTTCAGAATCCATCTCTTTCATATAGTTATCTAAACTATCAATGACAGAAGGATTTAAACCTACACCATATTTAGGACCAGTCTGTTGAGTATTGTCGGTCATTTCATCATGATTAACTACTAAACCAGGACCAGTATATTCTTCAGGTTCTTCAGAAGAGGTAGAAGCTACATATTCACCTTTATCTTCAGGGTTAAATTTATCATTAATGGTAACAGTTTCAGGACTATAGGAATGACGAACTACATTACTTTCAGTAGTATATCCATTTAAACGAGCACCGAAGTTACTACCAACAATAGCAGTTTCTTCACCATCGTCAATTGCTTGAGTCGGAACAGCTCTATTATGAGCTCTTAATTGATCCTGTAATGCATCAAGATTAATAGATTTATCCATATTATTCATATTATTATTCTCCTCCAATTTTTAATATATTATGTAAAAAAATTATACATCTAAATTATTGTTAATTTTGTAATTAAACGTGATTTCGTTATTACTATTAGATCTCTTAAAACCTATACTAATTGCTGAATTTTCAGCAACAGTTACAGATAATGGGATAAATAGAAATAATACGTGTTCATTATTATAAGGCGTTGATATTAATTGAATATTATTTAAATCAATATATTGTAATATATCTGGACACTGAATTGATATCTGGCTTTTTATTTTAGATATATCAATCTCATCTTCAAATTTATACATATATTGTCTGATATTCATACCTAAATGTGGTAATGAAGGTATCTGACCTGGCCTCATTAAAAATAAATTAACTAGCATTTGAGCAACGCTTTCAGCTTGTGTTAATTTAGCTTGTTTTCCAAAATCATCAAGTCCAAAATTTAGTTCTCGTTTTATTTCAGCCAATTTATCACCCCATTCATTATTCAAGGATTATCATTACTTATATGTGACTTATGTAAAAAAATAAAAAGATATCTATTTTTCAATAGATATCTAAGATAAATCAATTACTCTATATGACTAGAGAATAATTTTAGGAATAATCTATTGGATATTTTATTTAATATATCCAGATAATCCTCAGTTTCTACTTTAGCTTGGTTATTATGGAATGTTAAAAGTATTTCGTGAACTTTAACCATACTCCAAGGAATCATTATTTCTACAGCAACTTCTTCTTCAATAGAGAATAGAGTTTCTGATATATGCATATTTAATACGGATATGATATGTAATTCGATTACATCTTTATATGTAATACTTCCAACTTCATTTATTAGGTGGATTTTTTCAGTTAATAATAAATCCAACTCTAATGCTATTTTACTTTGTAAATCTTTAACTTTTTCCATCTTTTTAAAACCCCTTTAAATATATTATTTAATTACTATACATATATAATATATACTTAGTTATCTAGACTATACTAATTATCATTAAATTAACAATTTTATAATAGTTTTTATATAAGGAAGTGATAATTAATGAAAAAATTTGATTGTCCATTTTGTGATGATAGATATAAATCCTTAGAAGGATTATATGAACATATTGAAGAAGAGCATCTTGATGAAATTCCTCAGGATATGAGTATTCCTCAATATTTATATTTTATGAGAACCGGTAAAGCATATGGTAAATGTGTAGTTTGTAAGAGTAAAACTGGTTGGAATGATAAAACAGAAAAATATAAGAGATTCTGTGATAATCCTAAATGTAAAGAAAAGTATAGAGAACAGTTTAAGAGGAGAATGATCGATAAGTATGGTAAGACTACTTTATTAAATGATCCTGAGCAACAAAGGAAAATGTTAGCACACAGACAGATATCTGGTGAATATACATGGACTGACGGTACTAAGAAGACATATACAGGATCATACGAATTAGACTTCTTAAAGTTCTTAGATTTATTAATGGATTTTG